CTCGCACTGGTAGACGACATGAACATAGGTGCCGCGCTGGTTTATCCCCCCGAACGTGCCGCTGTTTATGTTCAGCGTGTAAGTCTTGGCGCTGTCACCGAAGTTGATGCCGGAGCCGAAGGCTTGCGAGAACGTCATGCTCTCGGGCCAGATGTTGATCGAATTGAAGGGGTCAGGCGTCTGGAAGATTTTGATGGCGGGGCTGCCGAGCGTGTCGCGCATCTTACCCATCAGGATACCGTCATCGATGCCGACCTGCATGATCGGCGTGCCGTCGTTCTCTTCGACCTCTAACAGGTTCGCCCCGATGGGCGTGGCGTTGTCGCGGATGGTCAGCGCGCCGTTCGTGGCGTCCAGGGTGATTTCGGGCGAGGTCGAATTGTCGTAGGCGTACTGGAGTGTGACGGTACTCGCCAGTTCATCCAGGCTGAGCCCGCCCCCCGTGGTGAGATGGCCCATCATGGCCGGTGCTACCCGACAGTGACGCGGATGGCCTTCAGGCTCTTCAGGTCTTCCAGGATCGCGCCTATCCTGGCTTCCTTCTCCGAAGCCCGGCCTTCCGCCTTTTTCGCGGCATCCAGCTTCGATCTGGCCTCAGAAAGCGCGTTCTGCGTTTCGTCCCTCTGGTTGTTCAGGGTTTCCTGCTGGAGAGCGAGCTGGCTGGTCCGCTGCCGGTGCTCGCCGTCCAGCTTCTTCTCCTTTGCTTCCAACGCCTCGGTTTTGGCCGAGATCTCCCTGTAGGCCTCTTCGATGATCTGCTGCGCCTGCCTTTTGGCCTCTTCCACGGCCCTGTTGGCGTGCATTTTGGCCGATTGGGCGCTTTTCAGCATTTCGTCGGCGGATTTGGCCTTCGTCAGCTCCTCGCGCTCCCTGGCGAGGGCCGATCTGGCGTCGGCCAAGTCCTTCAGCAGCCTCTTGGCCTCTTCCGGCTTGTCCAGCAGGGCGGCGAGGTTGGCGGTGGGATCGGAAGCGCGGCCGGGCGCGGTTGCGGTCATCATGGTCAGGTTCCTTCGATCACGGAGAGCACGGTGTCCTGCGACGGGATCTGGTGGATGCCCTTGAACACGGTGCCGTCGGCCGGCAGCCGCATGTTGCTTGTCGTTGCCGCGGGGCCGAGAACGTAGTGGCAGACGGCGTCCGCGTGCAGCTCGACGAAACAGGTTTCCTTGTGCAGCGTCAGGCTGGCGGACGTGCCGGTGAAGGCGACCGGCGTATCCTTGCCCGGCTCCTGGCCTGCCTCGACCGTGTGGCCGGATGCGTCCTCCGCCAATCTCGCGAACTGCCTAACGTAGAGATTTCCCGCCATTATTTCTTCCCTTTTTTCCGTGGTTTCCTGGCGAAATCCCGCAAATCCTCGGGTTTCGCCGTACCGAAGGGTCGGGACTTGGATTTCCCGGCACCCGCGCGCCTGCGGCCTAGCTCAGCGCCGGCAGCCTTGGCCTGTTTGCGTGTTCCAGGCATCACTTCCTCTTGGATTGCGCTCGTTTCGGTTTGGTTTTGCCTCCACCGATCATTCTGATCTCGGCCTTCCTGACGAACTCCTCAGCCCGCAGTGAACCCACACACGGCAACAGCCTGAAGGCGATCTTCAGCCTCAAGGTGTTGACAGCATAGATGATTTTCTGCCTTGAGTGCCTGAAATAATATGGCTTTATCCGGTAGAACAGCCTGATCCAGCCGAAATAGCGATAAGACAGCCTGGACGGGCCACTCTCGGAATAGAAGGCCCAATTATAGAAGTTCACTGCCGCGAGTGCCTTTGCCAGGAGTAGGGCTGCCGTTTCACACGGTTTGTTTCACGTGAAACATTTTTGGAATTGTTCAAGTTTTGCCTCCAAGCGGGTTGTTTTCGTTCACCGCTTGGGAAAGTAGGGCTGTAGCTGGTGTAGGGGCCGCTGTGCTGCTCCGTGCTCAGGTTGCCGTCGCAGTTGTAGGCCGTGTAGCCGCCCGTGGTGACGGACGAGCAGGCCCCCCCGGCGGGCCGCACCAGCAGAACCGCTACGACACCAACGGCAGCCACAGCCATGATAAACCAGAGCGCTGCATCATGAGGCGCCATCACACCGGCCTTTCCCTCTTCCAATCCTCGCGCCGGTAGCGCTGCCCGCGCATTTGCATGAAGGCGTGGAGCACCTTCATCTCCTCGGTGTCATCCATGAGCCGAAACGCCATGAAGAGCAGCCAGTCGGCCAGCATGTCGCGCAGGTAGCCGATATTCCTACCCGCCATCGCCATCCTCGGCCGGCGGCTCCCGCTCGACGCTCAGGCTATTTTCGTAGGCTGCATCGTAAATTAACCGCTCGATTGTCTTCGTCCGCGTCAGCCCCCATCGCTCGGCGAGGGACGCCAGCAGCGCCAGCGTCTCCTCGCTAAAGCGGAAATTAACCGTCTTCTTCAACGGCTGCAATCGCTCCGAACCGCATAGGAATCGGCATCGCAATCAGGCCCCGCCGACGGCTCGTAAGCCTCATACTGCGCCGGCTTGAAATGCTCCACAAGCTCCGGGTGATTGTAAATCTGCCCGCCCTGCATCACGGCGATCACACCAAACAAAATACCAATCATCGTACCCATGTCGCTTCTCCTGTCATGAACGATAAAGGACAATGTAGGTGCGCGCGTGCGCAGTGTCAAGGGCTACTTCTTCCACTTCGCCTTCGGGATTGGCTGAACTCGCACCACGCTCCCACGCGGGGCCGGCGTCACCTTGGGCCTGTCTGCGACAACAGCCGCAACCTTCTTGGGATCATTGGGGAGAATCTTGGGCGACAAATTATCAAGAGCAGCGCTGATTTCCGATTCCGACGACTGAACCACATCTTCAATCTCGTCGAACTCTTCCACACTGAGCCGCGAGTCAATCCCCTCTTCGGCTGCAACCTTCCATGCCTTGGGCACCCTCTCACGTAACATTTCCTCAATTACATGCGTCCGCGTGCAATCCCACTTTCGCGCCAAAACCTTCAGCGCAAAATGCGCCTCCATCGATAAACGGAAACCAATGTCCTTTTTCATGTATGAGCGCTCCTGTACTCGTGCATTGGAGCGCTAGACTACCCAAGTGCTGGAGCGCTGTCAAGAGCGCTGGAGCGCACGAGCAGGCTTCGATTTGCGCCGGAGTTATGGTGGGCACATGCGCTAGCGCGAACGCCCCCGAGGGGGGGTGCCCCGGCCCCTCTCCACCACGAAACAATCTTGCGCATTTCCCATAATAGATATTCTGCGCGATTGTCAGCCCAATGATATCAATGGGTTAGCTTGCTACCAGGATTATGCGTGGCGCCAGTGTCGCTTTCAGGCAAGCCTAGGCGTTCCCCAAGCTGCTTGGCAAGCGCGGGATCAACTTTCCCAATGGCCGCAAGGGCTTGCAGCACGTCCGCCTGACCCGTGTCCGTTTTAATTTGGTCAACGTAAAGGCCGTTTGCCCTTCCCTTCAGCTCCTCGGCCTTTATGCTTGCCCCATAAGCCCCTGCCTGCCGTGCTTCTTGCTTGAGGCTTTCCAATTCAGCAGTATGTCCTTCAAGGGTTACAGCAGTGTGTGTGAGGCAGTGTAGACGTGCTTGGGCAAGCCATATGGCCACCTTATCGTTGGACTTGACCAGTGAGGCTTGCACCCAAAGTGTCTCTGGAGACATGCTCTCAGCGTCGTAGGCGGCCCTGTAGGCATCGCTGGCCGTCATGCCTTGCAGGATGCCTTGCACGAAGGCGAGCTGTTTGGGCGTGAGGTCTGGAAGCTCTTCGCTATCAGTCCGTTGCGGGCGCTTGGTTTCTCTGGACATGTTCCAACTGTTTGCAGGCTAGCGCGACAACGCGCGGGATTTCGTGTCCAGCTTCGTAATACTGGATCTGGCGTGTGGACATGTCTAGCTGCCTGGCAAGCCTGGCCTGGCTCAAGCCTAGCGCGCGGCGCAATGCCCTCATGTCCTTCCTATCCATATGCCTAATATGGCACATCTGTAAAAAAATGCAATGATTGCGTAATTAGCTGTTGACGAAATGATTGCGCGTCCCTATCTTATCCATAGGCGCTCTGGCCACCCGATCGGGAACCCACCGTAAAGCAAAGCTTGTGGCATGAATGAGCCCACTAGAAAACGGAGATTGTTATGGAATGCTATTATTGCGGATCAACCGCTTGCCCGGCAGTCGCAACGAATGAGCGTAACGATTGCTTGCATTGCTCCGACGCGGCCATAGAGCACGAGACCGGCGTCCTTTTGTACGAGAACGGAAGCCCGGCGCCAGCATCCAACGCCAGCCCCAATCTTAGAAAAGGCTGGCACGACGCGGCCATGCACTATTCGCGTTGAACAACTAGCCCCTTCCTAGGGGCTTTTTCATGCCACAAGCACGATGCTTGGGTTTGAATGAGCCCACTAAAATGGAGTGCATTCAATGCCTTACACTTTTGAGAATGACGCGGAATTGCTGTTTGATAGCAATCGTGGCGTTTACATCCCGCAAAACTTCGCCGAAGAAATGAAACGCGAATGCGTTGCGGGCGTTGATGACGAAACCTGGAAAACTCTCGAAGCCGGCCCAGACCATGAGTGGTATTGGGATGCCTGGATGGATGTTACCGACAACGCAGAAATCACAGAGCCGTCAACCGGCATGAAATACTATCTCTATCAAGACGGCGACGTTTGGCTTGTGCCAATCGGATGTGACATACCCGAAGATTTCTAACCTTGCGCCCGCACCTAGCGGGCTTTTTCAAGCTCAAGCATCGTACGGTGTAGTGTTCAGATGAGCCCACTAAGGAGTATGGATCATGAGAACGCAACAGGTTGAAGTCTACTCGTTTGACGACTTGGACGACAATGGCAAAGAGAACGCTCGGCAATGGTGGCGTGAATGTGAAAACGCTGAAAGCCCTGAAATCGACAATGTGGCAGACGATTTCGAGGCAATTGCCACCATTCTCGGTATCACCTTCGAACAACGCCATATCCCGCTTATGAACGGCAAAACCCGCGCAGAGCCGTGCATTTGGTATAGCGGGTTTAGCTCGCAAGGCGACGGCGCGTGCTTCGAAGGCAATTACTACTACGCCAAAGGCGCGGCCAAGGCTATCCGCGAATACGCGCCACAAGACAAGACGTTGCACCAAATCGCCGACGATCTACAGGCTATCCAACGGCCGGCATTCTACAAGCTCTGCGCCACAACGCGCCATAGCGGCCACTACTACCATGCCGGCTGCATGAGCGTCACAGTCGAGCACGATAGCGACCGCTGGCCTACGGACGACGAACAAGAGGCTATCACGGAAGCCTTGCGGGACTTTGCCAACTGGATCTACGGCCAGTTGGAAGCTGAATACGAGTACCGCATGTCGGATGAAAACGTTGACGAGTCGATACGCTGCAACGAATACGAATTCAGCGCAAATGGATCAATCTTCTAACCTAAGCCCTTCGGGGCTTTTCTGAACACTGCACCGCACAGCTTAGGCTTGAATGAGCCCACCTAGCATTGGAGATTGTTATGTTTACACCAGGACCATGGAAGTATGAGGCCACGACGAAAACACTTCGCAGCGACCCCGCAAACTATTGGCTCGCGTCAATGGATAGCTGGGATGGCGCAGTAGATAATGAGGCAAACGCCAAGCTCATGGCCTCCGCGCCCGATTTGCTGACGGCGCTAGATAGACTGGCGCGCGCAGCCGAGCACCGCGAAAATACGATGGGCGACCCGATGCGCCTGATCGAGGTGCAAGCCGAACTCAGGGAAGCCACCAAACAAGCCCGTGCCACCATAGCTAAAGGAACCTCGCCCCGCTAAGGGGCTTTTTCAAGCCTAAGCGCTTTGCCCCTTGATGTGCTCACTTTGGAAATAGGAGTTAAATCAAATGACTACGCCAGTTATCTTTCGTCGCTTCAAAGAAGGCGATATCTTGGCACTGTTTCCCGCCGAGCCCGCCGATACAGCCGGTTTCTTTTGTGGCTCCTACGCGCATATCGGCCAGCATAGCGGCGCTGACTACAACGCCATGATCGCACAGTCCAAGCCCGCGACACCCGTCGAGTATGCCGATCTGAAAGTCGAGCTTGAAAACATCGGCTATGACGATCTCAAGGTATACAGGCGCTCAACTCCGCAAATCCGCGAACAGTTTCTCGCGGAACTTCGGCGCTAACCCTACCGTGCCTCACCAGCAATGGTGAGCACGTCTGGGGGCAAAGCTGAACCACTTTGGAATAGGAGCAAGATCAATGGCTTACAACGGATGGACAAACTACGAGACTTGGAACGTTGCGCTTTGGATCGGCAACGATGAGGGATTATACCACGAAGCGCGGCGCTGCAACAGCTACGAGACTTTCGTGCAGCGCATGAAAGACCTTGCCGAGGATTGCGGCGACACCAGCGGGATTGCCTACCAGACACCCGATGGCGTGGCATGGAATGACAGCGGTCTCGACACCGACGAACTGGACAACATGCTCACAGAACTCTAACCCCTAGCCCGCACCAGCGGGCACTTGTGAATGGGAAGGAAATCATATGGAAAAGCCATGCGACGCAAAGGGCGCAATCAGACGGCGGTTTCGCTGGTCTCGGCTGCGCTATGAATGGGGCCGATGGTGTTTCGAAACCGACCAATGGGGCGACACGCGCCGCTCTTGGTGGGAATGGGAAACCCCCTAACACAACCCCCGCGCCAGGTAGGCGCTGAAAGGAGGAAATGACATGACTGCTACAGATGTATGGGAGCAAGAAGCAAAGCTACAGATCCGCGAAGTCGAGCGCTTGAAAGAGATCAACGCCGAGCAACTGGCGGCGCTGGAAGCCGCAGACAGGCTTTGCAAGAAAGCCCTGCCAGAGTTCGATTGGGGTAGATCCGCCTTGAGCGCCGACTCGATCAGGCTGCTTAACGAAGTGCCCGGCCAAATCCGCGCCGCCATCGCCAAGGCCAAGCCATGAGCAACGGCAGAGATCCCCGGCGCTGGACACCGAAACAGATAGCCGGCCTGGCCCTGATAGCCTGGCTTGTCGTGATCATCGCCGCCGTGCTGCTGTGGCGCTACCTTGGAGGATGACATGCACACAGAACTCGACCTATTCAATGAGCTGCGCGAGAAATGCAAAGAAGCTAGCAAGCTCAAAAAGACCAAGACGGACCTGTTGGAAGCACTGGAAGCCATTGCACACGATACCGCTGACTTTGAGCATGGTGATGATAATCTACAGCGTTTCGTGCGCGGACTGAATTCCTACGCTGAAAGAGCTATCGCCAAAGCCAATGGAAACTGACATGAACCAGGACAGAACCGTGAACGCCCTGCTGGAGATCCTGAAAACGCTCCTGGCCGGTGCCCGCTCCGACGATCCACACGCCAAGCAAGCGGCACTGGCTAGAGCGGAGAAGATCGTGAAAGGACTGAAACCATGAGCTTCATGAAATGCAACAGTCACCGCGCCCGTGATCGGCTTTGTGGCGTGCTAGGCAAGGATGCCCAATGCTACTACAGCTTCAAAGACAAGAATTTTCACGGCGTTTATTGGGTGCCGGAAAACCTGATTGCACGAGCACAAAAACTCAAGGGCGTAACCAGAGCGCGCCAGCAAGACTCGGACTATTGGCTGAGATGCTGGTAGTCAACGCGCCGCACGGGCGGGTGAAAGTTGTTCCGGCCTGACGAACACTTTCATCCGCTCCGCGACCCACAACTTCACCGCCGGGCCGCTGTCCATGATAACGGTCCCAAGCAAGCCTGTAAAGGAACCGCCATTAATCAGCACCTTATCACCCTTGCGTAAACGTTTCCTTAATTTCTTTTCCTCGGGCGTCAGCACGCAAAAGCCCTTCTCGTCTCCCCTCTGTCGCAGCTCCGCGATTACGGCCGCCGGTATTTCCTCCGGGCCGTCCATCCCCACAATCGAGTGAACGCCTATCGTCTTGGATATCCCGTAGAGGCCCTGAGAGGGGTCTACAGCGACGAAAATGTATCTGGGAAAGAGCGGCGGAAACACAATCTCTGTCCGCCTGGCGTGTTTCCTGGTGTCCTGGTAGTGCAGAAAGAGCGTTTCGTGGCCTTCAAGGCGCAGCCGTTGGCTAACCGCCCACTCGGCGGAAGGGTTGCAGAACACGCAATACCACGTCATTTGCCCTCTCTGATGTAGGTTTCGAATTCCTCAGCTTGTTCCAAAACTGTGCTCGGATCACCGTGGGCCAAGCCGACGTAAAGCGTAACGGCCCACTCCAGCGCCAAGGCCCTGATCTGCTGTTCGGCGGTCATGGCCTTGGCGCTACGAAGTCGCCCAAAGGCTGACTCGGCGGCGCTAACATAGCTTTCGGCCTCTTGTCGGCTGCAAACACTGCGGCGCACCCTGTCGGCAAGTGAGTTCTCTTGAACCTTTTCCGACCAATGAAGATCAGGTTCGCCTCTCGTCATGTCTGTGTCTGCCATGGCTAGGTGGCCTCTCCCGGCTCGCCGCTCTCGTTGGTGAGGGCGCGGATAGCCTCGATACAGGAATCGCAAGCAAATATCTCCGAAAATGAGCTTCCTGGTTGGTTTGTGGCGTATTCAGATGAGAGAAAGGCTTGCCGTTGGTTCTCACATGCTTGCACAGCTCCTTCCAACGTCTTGCGCCGTTCGTCTGCAATCTTCTTATCTTTCCAGCAGGACCAACACCAGCCATTAGGCTTTCCGTAGTGATCGACGGTATCATCCGGCCCATCGTGCTGCCCTGGCATCGCGTGACCGGGGAGGCCTATGAAATGGCTACAATCGCCGCGTTTGGGGCCAGCCAAGGTGCAGCCGCCGCTATCAACCTTGTCCCGCAATTCATGGGTTCGCTTCTGTGCCTTGCGTAGATCCATGACAAGTCCGCGCTCGTCGCCTGCCTTGATCCTGCAAGCCAATCCATCTCCGGGCCGCGCTCCAAAATGATCCTCGGCTGCGCCGACCTTCTTGAACCGCTCGCCGCAGTGGAAACAAACCCATCCATCCTCTGGCTGTGGGTAGGTGTCCGGCTGCTCCTCAGCGCTCATAGTAAGATTGTTCATCCCACTTCCTCCGATTCTTGTGCTAGGGCGCGGATGGCTTTGGCAATAAGGCGCGACTTCCATTTGAATTCCGCAACATTCGCCGCCCGCTCATAGGCGGCTTGCTCGGCTTGGCGGATTTGCTCGGCAACCTCCAGAATGACACGATCTGGAAAGGTTGTGCCGAAAAATAGATCCCGTGCCCGCTCTTCAGCGCTCATGGTGGTAGTGGTCATGGTTCAATCCTATGAAATTTGCCTTCGCAGTCCGAGCACCACCACTCGCCTTGCGCCGGAATGGCAATAACTTGAAAGCAGTTGTTGCACATGGCCTTGACCATTTCGGCGCGGGGCCTCTTTGAAAAAAGCCGCGCAATCCATTGCCACAAGCTGAACTTGTCAGTCATGGTGCTATTGGTGGTCATTGGCTTGAATTCCCAAAAAGCAGAATTATCCAGAAGGGCGCGAATATCACGGCGGCGGCAAAGACCAGAAACGAAACGCTCACAATGGCCTCTGGCCAATTCACCCCATGTTCTTTTTTCCCGCTCATCCGCCCGCTCTCCTCGCTATGTTTGCCAGATAGGCGTCCGCCTCTACCCGCTCGGCATTCGTCAGCGTGATATCCGTGATATTGAACCGCAGCTCCAGCTTGCGCTTGTTCACGATCTCGGTGAGCCGGCGGCGCCGGGTGAACTCGTCCAGTTCAACTTCATCCGTCGTGCCCACGAAACCCGTCTCCGGCTTGCTCTTCGGCTGCGTCCTGCGCACCCATGTCGCCCAACAGCTGCGGCCCGAGCCGGACCAGCAAAGGTGCGTCTTGTTCCTGCCCATGCCGAACAGCCAATAGGTGGCGAAGTCCTCGGTTATGTCCGCTATCTCGCCGTCGCTGAAGCCGCGTTCCCTGGCATAGGCCACGTCGAAGTCGGTGGGCTTCCAGTCTTGGGGGAGCTTGGTGGGCTTCATCAGTCGGGCCGTTTGCAATGCGGGTGGTTTGGGCCGGAGCGCTGGGCAAGATCCTGTACCTCTTGAGCCCATTCCGGATCGTCCACGTTGGCAGCATCCGCATAAGCCTCCAACGCTGCTTTCGCGTATTTGTCCTTTAGGCGCATCACGAAAAACTCGCTCGGGCTGCCAGCATAGCCCATATCGAGCAAGCCTTCGCGCTCCAGCAACAGAAACGCCTTGGCTATTTCTTCAGGCAGCGCGGCAAATGTGCCTTGGCGGCAATCATCCACCTTGCGAAGCAGGATCAAAGCGTATTTGCCCGAACCCGGCCATCTATCAGTGTTTTCAGTCTCATTGCGGTCTAATTTCATGTCTTCTCTTCCATTACGGGCACCCACCCTAGGTTGGTTGGGTGGTGCGTGGCTCTATGCCTCCCTGACGCTCGTTTACAGTCCCAGTTATCAGGTGCCGCTTTTGGGTGAGGCGGCTAGTCTCTAGTCAGGGTGGGTTTGAAGGATAGTGTAGGCCGGGCGCTGATCTCCGACTCTGGCACCAGTGCTATGGCGAAGGGCTCCCGCCCTGCCAGCAATGAATTCGGCCAAAGGCATTGCCAACCTATGTGTGTCTGCTTTCCACACCGCTACACTACCCATCAAACCCACCCCGCCATTCGTGGGAGAACCTGTTTCTCGCCAGCACGAAGCCATGCTGTTCGGGTGGTTTGGGAGGGCAGTACGGTGTTCCAGTCTTGCGAGACCTGACGCCATAGCCGTATCGAACGGCTTCCCCATTCCGGTTTAGGGGCGCATTCCACGCTAAGGTCAGGGTATCCACTGGTGCTGGTCCCTCGCTACGTTGGGGCGTTCCGTACTGCCCATCCAAACCACCCTGCGACCCTCGGGTGCCCGAAGATAAAGGGTGGGACAAAGACCGCTTTTGGCCAAGGCTGCTATGTGGAAACGTGCAGTTAAAGCTGGTGGAACTCCGTCAGCCCAACCCATGCGCCTTGCACAAGAGAGACACAGCTTCCATTTGGCGGGGCTCGAACCCGCAACCTCCGCCCTCAGCGGCGCTCTATCCATTTGAGCTACTGGTGCCGTTATCTCACGCACGTTGCACGTCTCCACATAACAGCCCGCACCCGTGGCGGACCCCGGTTGGAAACTAATTGATTTTTCGGAAGGTTTGGCTATATTGCCAAGGACCGCGCGGGGATAGTTTCCACACCAACCCGCGTTTGAAGCCCCCGAGCCGCAAAGGTTACCGGGGGCTTTTCTTTTATAGCGCCAATTCATTTTGCTGGCAAGCCTTGCTGGCGCTTTCTCCGCAAATCCATAATGTATTCGAGATCGCCTCGTAATCTGGCAGCGTGGCATTGCCTGCAAACACGCTTGATCGGGCGGCCCATGCGGTTCCTGTCCGGTACTTCGGCTGGCCGTTCATTGCAGACGATACAGAGTTTTGCCATGCGCCAAGCTATCACGTTGTCTAGTCCAGTTCCGCTTCCAAGGGCTCCCTGCACGCCGGGCACAGCCAGCGGTCTATTGTCGTGCGCGTCACCGTCTCGGCTCGTACCTTGGGCCGGTCGGGCTCGTAGCCCCAATAGGCTTCAACGTCCTCGTCGGTGTCTATCAGACACCCGCAGTGGTCGCAGCAAAGGCAACTCATGGTTCCTTTCCCAGTCCGTCTACCGCACTGCCGCCAACTTTCATTGGCTCCAACCCGATTGCCAAGCGCAGGGAATCGATTGCTTGATAGCAAGGGCCGTTCCGCTCACGCGGGGTCGCAAACTGTAAATGCTGGAGCGCCTTCACAATCGCCGCATGATATTTTGACGATTCCTCACGCTTTTCCCGATAGGCACGCCGGAAATCCTGGCGTCCCTTGACAGCAGAAATATAATTGTCCGAGTCAGTCATTTGGTTCGCCTAAGTCTTCCCCATGAACCGGGCAGTTCGCCGGACCGGGACATTGCCCCGGCCAATCTGGATAGCCGCAGAGACAGCCCGTGTAGCGGCGCTTGGCACGCTTGGCTTCCCAGGCGTCTTCCAGTTCGTCGTAGTCGGGGACGCGGCGGCCGTCTTCGTCAAAGTCGCTCATGCCGTCTCGCTTTCTGGTGCTCTCAAGGCCGCGCCCAATTCAAGAGCGGTTGGCTCGACTTCCCCGTGCTTTGCAAACTCCTTAGCTTGCTTGATGATGCCAGCATCCCATTGTTCGCCTATTGGTTTGCGAGGGTCAGGAATCAGAGCGCACAGAGCACGCACGAAACGCGCGTCCACGTCTTTCCGATCACACCAGGACAATGCCTCTTCGGTCGTAACCTCGGCGAGCTCGCAGCCGTTAACGCGGATATGCGCAAAAGGACCGAACTCCTTGTCGATCAAGCTGATTAGCTTGCCGGTCTTCACATCCACGTCGGCATAGACGCGCTTGACGCCATTGGATTTCCGGCGCCACGCCTCCCGCGACCATTTCTTTTTAAGTTCTGGGTCGAGGGCCAATTCCGCATACCACTTTTGCACGGACTCGCTATGACCGCGCAATTCGAGCCGCCGCCATATAGTTCGGAAAGAATCGCTGTGACGCCAAGCACCCGGTTGCTTTCTGTTTTTCGACAGGAACACCTTGATGTTGCGATACCAATGAGGGCCGCAAACTTCCAACATGCGCTCGGGACTTTGGCGCGCCCAATGCTCAAATTCCTTAATGAAGACCAGCGGGTCTTTGCCGGTTTTCTTCCAGAGGCGCTCAGCAGCGTCTTGCGGCGATTCGTCTGGTTTGTCGGCCAGGCCTATTTCTCGTATTTGCTCAGCTATGCTGTCCATTTTATTGCTTCCTTTCTCTGTTGCGCCAAGCTATCCCATTGTCTAGTCCAGTTCCGCTTGCATGATTGCCCTGCCGATCTGTTCCACGATCTGAGGAACTACGGCGTTTCCGAGGGCTCTAATGCGGTCCACCCGCATGGGAACCCCATGAGCCACTCGACCCACGTCGGGTTCAATGCGCCAGTAGTCGTCTTTTCCCGCAAGCCAACCTCGACAACCAATGGTTCCGTTCCCATGCTGTTTTTCGGTCTCTGTCCGCCTTTTATGGTTCGACAATCTCTTGCCGTTGGCGTTGGCCAGATGGCTACATAACGATCTAATGTCATCTGGAAAGTGCCGTTTAGTGTCTGCTTTAAGGAATGTTTGCCCTTTCCCGCTTCTGATGCTGTCGGCGTGGGCAACAATCCAAACCCTGTCGCGCCTGTGAGGGGCACCAACGGCGGAAGCCGGTATGCAGTGCCACTCCGCATCGTACCCGAACGCGGCCAAGTCTCCGAGAACTCTGCCAAGCCCCCTTCCAAGCAAAGCTGCAACGTTCTCCACGAAGACGTAGCGGGGTCGTAGCTCGCCAACCAGACGGGCATACTCTTTCCATAGTCCGCTGCGTTCGCCGTCAATCCCCGCGCCCTGTCCCGCGAAGGAAATGTCCTGGCAGGGGAACCCTCCGCAAACAAGGTCAACTGGTCCGACATGCTCACCCCGCAGCTTGGTTATGTCCTCGTGGATAGGTATACTAGGCCAGTGCTTGGCAAGCACCTTACGGCAGAAAGGGTCGATCTCGCAAAACGCTATCGTTTCCATGCCGGCGCGCTCAAGGCCCAGCGAGAAGCCGCCTATGCCGGAGAAAAGATCTAGCACGTGCATGTCTAGTCCAGTTCTGCGAACATGCCCGCGACTATGCCTCAGCAGTTTGAACTTCGAGCATTTCGCCCAGGAACACCGGCATAAACTGGTCAACGGTGTGAAGTTTCACGCAAGTCGTCGAGACAGCACGCTCAACCTCGCGAGAGCCCGAGAACGGGTGTGAAAGCAATTCCACACCGTCCTCCATCACGAAAACGTCGCCGGGATTGAGTGGCCATTGCAAAACGTGCTTGGCAAGCTTGTGGACAACCACGTCGCCAGGCTTGATTTCGTGTCCGTTAGCGTCGGTTACCATAAACAATCTCCTTCCGCAGAATGTGCAATGAATGCCGGTACGGTCCATGGAGTAGAGGTTGTTGCATGTGCATCTGATCAGGGTTAACTCAGCCATGTCCCCATGCTATCCAGGCATCCAGATCCCGCCAGTCCTCCGGGATATAGCCCTGGCCCTGGCAGGCCCCGCACTCGCGCGGTCCCGGTATATAGCCCTGTGTGTTACAGTGTGGACAGATCATGAATGGCTCGTGGACAGAGTTGAAAACCACGTCGCCGAACTTGTGTCGCTCAGCGTGCTTCATGGCCCCAATCCCGCACCGCGTCCTCGGTATCTATTGTCATGCGGACAAAGTGCTGCATGTCCTTTGTCCTGAACCACCGCTCGCAGTCTGGGCACTTCAGACGCTCGCCGCGAAACGGCCTTTCCACGGTAAAGGCTATGCGGCATTTCCCACAGGTTATCCTATCCACAGGCTTTGCCCCTCATGGGCCGCTTGGCCTTGTCGAAGCCTCGGCTTTGGATCTGGCGCTTGGGCTTGGGCTTGTTCGCACCCGTGATACGCCTGATCTTGGCGCGCACCTTGGCCTCTTTGGTCGTCTTTTCCTCGTGGCAGGCCGTGCAGCGGGTGCGCAGGTTCTCCAGCGTCCATTGCTTCCAGGCTTCCGGGTCGGTGCGGTCTACCAGGTGCAGCGGCATAGCGTGATCGACATGCCACTCGCCAAGGTCAATGGGCCAGATCGCTATGCGGTTGCTGAGCGTCATGGCTTTGTCGCACCACTCTAGGGCCTTCTCGCGGTTGATCTGAACGCGGTAGAGGGGGATAGGCGTCTGTCGGACCTTAAAACAGAGGCCAATTTGTAGGACAAACACATCGCCGTCTTGTTGTTGCATGTAGCTCGTGCAGTCACGTCCGCAATCGCAGCACACGCCCAAGTCCCGCATGAACAGCGCCGCCCTGGCGCGTCTTGGCGAGCCCACTACCTTACCGTCAAGCTGGTGATCCGCGCACCAGCGCCGGCCCTTGTGGGGCACGCCTGCCTTGGTGAGGATTTCCACACCACATGCTCGGCACTGCCCGCCCGGCGCGTCCTGGAACGGCAGAGGAGGCGGGCTGCGGACTATGCGGGGTTTGGGCATTAGCTTCGCGCCTCTGCTTCCCTTGGCGCATGAACTGGACAGCCCTCAGTGATCCAGAAACTTGTTTCGTCGCGCCATGGGAACCCTTTGCCGTGGCAATTATCCAGTACAGCACACGTGCAACCTTGTGTGGCAGCTTCCCGACTACCTGGATTCGGCGTAGTCTTTGACGCTTCAGGATTAATGGCACCTGTGCTGCAACCACGCGCGTTCATATCACATCTCTTTCGGCGCATTTGACAAGTTCCTCGCGCTTTAGTTCTACCAACGTGTTCACCATTTTCAGCGCTTCGCTTGTCTCAACCTGACCTTCGACCATGATGCTGACCGCACCACCGCCTTCGAAGTCATAATGACCGATAAGCCGTTTAAAAATCACTTCTACAGCCATACTTCTCTCCTGTCTCTGCTTAGGCGGTGGCAGAAGGGACTGACCACATCTTGCCGGCTGCATCCTGGTCAGACCGCATAGCAAGAGGGCGTTCCCGTCTCATGCTTACCAAAGGCATCAGTCTGCCACCACCTAAGCAGGGCTGACAGCACAGGCGGTACTTAGGCTGTCTGACGGCCTTCCGGGCCTCGCGGCTTGCGGCACCTGTGCTACCAACCTGTGCCGGGCTTCCACCGGGCTCCCCAAGTGCAACTTGGTTGCGGCGCTTATTGCGGGATGCTTGAGAGTAGACGCCGCATTCCTCCCGCATCCCCGCCCCGAAGGGCGCTCGGCAATCCGGTGCCGGTCTCTCCCGACTGTCAAGCCTAGCGCAGTCAGCACGCTGCCCCCGGCTTTCGGTGCCATGGCTGTGGAAGTGGCGATCCTTTTTCGCCTGTGCATCCAGACCGCGCGCAGCCCACAGGCTTAGCCATGGCCTCAGGATTCTGTTCATGCCGAGCTTTCCCCGGCCCGTTTCATTTCGGCCTCCGGTGTTCTGGAGCGGCTGACAAGCGCTTCACCAATCAAGACGCGGACCATGTTCGAAATGTTCCGCTGCTCGCCAACGGCCTCCATCTCCACTCTGCCGTACATGTCACGGGTGACGTAGACACGAAGCTCGGTATCGAACTGCTTCGCCGGGCCGGACTTGGGTTTGTCTGAAACTCCTGGCAACGACTTTCTCCGAAAATGTCTCTTGACTTTCCGATTGTGTCCGATAATATGTAGCTTGTCAACAACAAATCAAGGGCCTCTGGCGGCGGGCCTGTCCTCCCTGGTCCGCCGTACAGAGGGATAGAGAGAATGAAACTGGATCTTAGCGATATCCCCAAAGGCCTGGCGCTTGAACCGGTTTCAGTGGGCGATATCTATCAAAACCAGCGCGGCTATTATTTGCTGGTCGTCGGCATTAGCGGCTGCACAGCCTACTATATCAAATACGATTTGTCGGGCGATCCGTGCGGTGCGGGCCAATACGGCGTTCATGCATTGGACACACGGCGGCGGCTAGGCCGAGTAGAAGCCATGCCCAATCTTCATGTCATATGGGACCAGAGCATATGACCAGCCCCTACCTCGACCAGCCCAAGCGCGACCCGGACGCCGCCATGTTCGACTGCGACCACGCGCGCCACCGCAGAGAACTGACGGAGATTTCCTATTTCCTACAGTCGCACGGCGCACCGCAACGGTTGCTGGATACGCTGGCGGAAGTGCATGAGCGGATTATCGATCACGCGGCGGCGCGGATCTTGGAGAGGAATAAGGATCTGCAACGACATGGCAGGGAGGATTAGGAATGACACAGTATCGTGCAATCGTCTCAATCACGTTCGATGACGACGATCTGAAAGAGCTAGCTGATGCCATTGGCGTCCCGAGCGATCAGATGAGGGCCGATGATGCGCTTGATGGATCGCTGGACAATCTGGAGTTTGGTAGCGGTTGGGTCGAGCAGTTCTTCGTCAATGGCAAGCCGACAATCACGCGCCTTTCTGGTGGCATTGCCATTGAAATCAATGAGCATGAATAATGACCCCGCCCTTCCAGCCAGGCGACCGCGTGACGGTGCGTTACAACAAGCCGCTGGGGGTGCTGGAGGTGCAGGAATGCCTGCCGCATTTTGGTAAGCACTACCATGGTTTAACCGATTGGTACGTCACCTGTCAGGGCAACGGCTGCACATTCGCAGGCCCGGCAACGAGTCTCATAAAGGTGGAAGACAATGGATAGCCCGAAAAACCACACGCCAGGACCATGGGCGTGGTTCGGCAACGAACACGGCATCTATCTCGCCACAACGCATAGCGGCAGACGCTATGTTATGGGCTTTGCTCGTATGGGCATGCAAGGCGCACAGCCTAGATTTCAGGTCAACAGCCGCATGGTGGATGGCGCTGATCTTGTGGAGTTCGAGGTTAGCGACAAAGCTAAAGGCTTTACGGCAGGTAAGGCTGAGCCAGAGGTTTACCGGCTTGACATTACCGGCATTGACCACCCGGACGCCCGCCTGATCGCCCAAGCCTGGACTATCCCGCAACTGCGGGCGGCTTTGAAATATGCGCGCCGCTTCCTGAACGCCGAAGATCACGATATTGAGTTCGTGGACGCCGCCCTCAAGCTCGGAGAGGAAGCATGACCGCGCAACGCCACATGGCCAACCCCGGCCCCATGGTCCGCAAGCTCGTCAATGGCAAAGCTCTGTTCTATGCCAAGCCACGTAAGCGCATGTCTTACAGGATCAAGAAATACCTGATCTGGGCAGGGCTGGTCTTCGTGGCCATTGTCGCGGTCGTGGTGTTTGGAGGGAATGTGTGATGAGCGCCGATAAGCCCAATTGCTATCAGTGCATTCATCGTCGCGATCTGCCGAGCGATTGCCACAGCCGGTGTGCCCATCCCGATGCTGGCGGGAAAGATGCCGGAATGGAGGCTTTTGCCATCCTTGCCAGTGTTGGACGCATCGGGCCAATGATCGATGTAACCGGAGCTAAGGCGCTGAATATAAAGGCTAATCCACACGGTGTCAAGAACGGGTGGTTCAACTGGCCGTTCAATTTCGATCCCACTTGGCTTGAGGCGTGCAACGGCTTCACACAACGAGAGAAGAAAGGATAGAAACGTGAATTACACCAGAGCAATCTTCCTCATCAGCGACGATGTTCGGGCTGTACTGGCAACCTATGAATGTGGCGACAACGCGGCTCGGACCATGTTCAAGACACTCGATACGGAAATCAAAACCGACGATTACGTGGTGGTGCCGACCAACACCCGGCATGAGATGACGGTAGTCAAGGTCGTGGCAGTGGACGTGGAGCCTGATCTTGAGGCGGGTGCGGATCTTCAGTGGGTCATCGGTGTGGTGAACCGCGTGAACTTCCAGCAGATCACCAACCAGGAAAACGACGCCATCAACAAGATCAAAGTCGCCGAGTTGAAGCGGAAGAAGCGTGAGCTACGAGCCACGATGATGGAAGGCTTTGATGACGAGATCAAGGCCCTGCCGATCTACACCGCTGAGAACGGCGGGACAGAAAAGAAAGAGTAACATGAATACTGGCGGCTATGACCTGGTGTCTCAGTGTCCCACAGGAGTGGCCGCCCTAAGGCCGGCATTCGCCGCCCTTAGTAATCCTCAGGATATAAGAATATCCTTCGGATTGGGGCCAGAGCCGGAGCGCGGGTGGGATAGGAGATGTACTGCGCTTCGGTTACGGCTCGGGGCCTGCCCCAAATGCGGGCGGCGCAAGGTAAGGCGGAAGCCAGGGCGCAGGTGGTGTCCCCGCTGCGGGCCGATAACGCCAAAGAGAAAAGAGAAATTGGTGGGTAAGCCATGACCGACGAACTCCACGCCGACGCCATGAAGCGCAAGCGGAAGTGAATGGCTATTACAAGATACGGGCCTGGCCGCGCGGCCCATGGGTGCCCTGCCGGCTTGAAGAGCATGTTCCCATGGACCCTCTTACGGGCGAAGTGCTTGACAGATCGACCTTACAGGGCAACCCAGCCACGCGAGAAACAGGCTACATAGACGACACAGAAGCGGGCGCGCTGGAAGTTCAGGACTACGGGCGCCCCATAGGAAGGGAAGAATACGAATGGCTGAGAGCGCAGTTCGAAATATTGAAGCGGCACCCGTCGCTGGGGAAGAGGTGGAACAAGTCACCGAGGAACCCGCTATCGAGACGCTGAACATTCACCAGAAGCTGTTTGGCATCATGTCCGAACTCGGCCCGGTCGAAAAGGACAAGCACGTCGAGATCAAGGGCAAGGTGGCCTACGAGTATACCTCGCACGACGCCGTGACGGCACACATCCGTTCGCTGTTCATTAAATACCGTGTCCTGCCTCATCCCACCGTCGCAGACCACAAGAATGACGGCAACCGTGTAGAACTTTTTATCGATCTGACGTTCATCAACGTGGACGACCCGCAGGACAAGCTCACGGTCAAGACCATCGGCTATGGTTGCGATCCTTCGGATAAGGGGCCTGGCAAGGCGTTCTCCTACGCAACCAAGATCGCCTATCTCAAGCAATTCATGCTCAACGCCGGAGACGATATCGAACTTGAGGACGTGCCCCACGACAGCGCCATCATGACTGCTTCACAGAAGGAAGACAGCGAGCGCCGCGTGGTCGAGGACATGCAGGCCTGGGCGGAAACCTTCCGGCTCGCGCTCAACAACGCCGCCACGGTCAAGGAAGTGGATACCTTGCAGCGCGCCAACAAGGACAAGCTCATGAAGGCCCCGGAGGTGACAAAGGATTATTTCGTGGAGCTGATCGAAGTCCGCAAACGGGAGTTGGGCGATGAGTAGTGTCAACAAAGCAATTCTGATAGGCAACCTGGGCAGAGACCCAGAGATGCGAGCGCTCCAGGACGGCACCCTGGTCGCCAACCTGTCTCTCGCCACGTCCGAAAGCTGGAAGGACAAGAACTCGGGCGAACGCAAGGAAAAGACCGAATGGCACCGCGTCACGATCTTCGGCAAGGTCGCGGAAGTGGCTGAGAAGTACCTTCGCAAGGGCTCCAAAGTCTACTTGGAAGGCCAGATTCAGACGCGCAAGTGGACTGACCAATCCGGCAATGACCGCTACACCACGGAGATCGTGTTGCAGCCCTACCGTGGCGTGCTGACCATGCTTGGCGACAAACCGGCGGCGGATAAACCCGGTCCTGAACAACGTCCAGCGCCGGCTGAGCCAGGCGACGAGATCCCCTTCTCATGACCAGATCGGCAAACGACCCGGCGGTAATCCCAGCTTCCAATTGCGAAGCCATTCTGCGGGGCATGTCCAAGCGCGCCGACAAGGAGGGCGACTGGATACAGGTGGTTTGGCAGATCCACCCGAACGAAGTCCCGCAAGCCCTGTGGAACGCCGATCTGCGCTCGCGCTGGCAGCTGGCATTTGTCGAGATTGGCGACAACGAGGAACCGAAAGCGCCTGCCAAGCAAAAGTGGCCGCATGGTGGCGGGATGGCCGGCCATGACGCTGACAGCGCCGACGAGAAGCCCAAGGAGCGCAAGCAATGGGGCGACACGCTCCGCTCTATGCAGGCAGCCATAAGGGTGACTAGCCGCGAGTGGCGTCATTGGGCCAAGCTGCCGGACACCTGGACCGCCGACGACTGCACCAATTGGATCAAGCAAAGCCTTGTTATCCAATCCCGCAAGGAACTGGACAGCGACCCTGAGAAGTCCGCGCTATGGGATAAAATGGACGCGGCCTTTATCGAAGCGACACGGCTACCGGAGCGTCACTAGTATGAGCACGAAACGGACATTCTCTTGCGACTTATGCGGTTCATCAATCGATAATGATGGGCAGGGCACAGGGATCTATTGGGCTCATATGCCTGAAGGCGAAATGATGGAATTCCGTCACATTCGAGACGCAGAACGGCACCTTTGCAATAGATGCTGCCGGCAATATGAGGCCGCTGTAGAGCGGAGATCGGCTGAGCCATTATGACCCACGACACACCAAGCGCGGCGAAGGCTGATAGGCATGGCTGGCTGCCGATAGAGAGCGCGCCGAAGAACCAAGAAGTTCTGCTGGCGTATGTATGGCGCGGGAGAGCGCGCCGTGTTCAATCAGCGACGCTCATCGAAGCCATTGGCGAGGATATCTGGTCTTGGTGTGTCAGCGACAATAAGTTCGGACCATACCCAATTCGTGGCTACCAAACTCATGGGCTTTTGGGCTGGCAACCCCTCCCCGCCCCACCGGAGGACGCAGAATGAGCGAGTATAGGGAGCCTGTGAACCGCGTGAAGGCGATCAGTGGCGACACGAAAGACCCAAAAACGCTGCACGCTCATTTTGAGAGCGCAGCAACCGACGTTGACCGGCAAGTGTTGGCGAGCGCCCCGCAAGCAGCCCAGGCCATAGAGCGGCTTGAGCGGGAAGGCAACGAGCGGGAAAAACAATATGCCGATCTTCTTGCATCGCATGAAGAAGATTTGGAGGCTCTAGAGAAAGCCGAACAACAGCTTGCCGACGCGCGGGCGGAGATTGAGCGGATGGACAGGGTTTTTGAACGTATTGCCGAGGCCAATGTGCTCGACATGGATACGCTGCATCCTGACGGCATTCAGCAAGAGGCCCGCCAAGCCCGGCGCGAGGCGTTTGAGAGGGCGTGCAAAGCTCAATGCAAGAAGTGTCGCACAACAGGACTTTCAACGTATGACAGCCGTCTCCGTGAATGGGGGCACCACGGCTATGACTTTGTCCGCTGCGATGCTGTTTTCATCCGCGCTCTCATGGATGAGGAAAGCACCAGCAATGAGCCCAGCGAATGAAAGAGCTTATCGCTGAACTGGAGCGCGCGGAAGAGGCACTATCAGGGGCCTCCCCCATCACCGTGGTAGAAGTCGGAAACCGGGGGCGGGCCGGATTTAGTGAGAGTGGCCCCGGTGGCAGCCGGGAGTCCAATGAGGAGGCCTAGGCAGGCCAGCAATGTAAAGAGTTTCATCTGCTGCTCCTTCGGCAGGTGAAGGGCGGCCCCGCCGAATTTTGGCGAAGGCTGGCGGAGCCGCCCGCTACTTATGTAGGTGAACACTATGACATTAACGCTTGCTCTGCAAATCATGACTATTGCGACGGTGCTGCTCGTGCCGTTCAGTTGGAACGGGAAGCAGCCGGGCATGGCCACTTGCGTCGGTGTCGTCATGTTTACGGCCAGCTATTTCATATCGAACATCTGGCAGCTTTCGCTCATCTACCTGGAACAACCGCAAGCCTATGGGTTTGCCCTGCGGCTTCATACACTATCCAGACTACTTTTGGTAGCCATATACGTCGGCATTATCTTTGCATGGTTGACAAAAAAGAAACCAATCGTTATCGATACACAAGCTAAACTTGTCTGGCTCGTGTTGTTGATCGCAGAGGGCTGGTCTGTTGTCGAATACCTCGAATGCAAGCTGTTCACCGACCCGTTTGGCGCTAAAGATTACCTGCTATCGCACATCTGGGGCGTCGAGGTTTCGCGGTTCGCCTGCGGCCGGAGGTTCGGGCCGATTGCGCCCTACATCGCCCCGGTCATTACATCCCTCTACATGATATGGATCAATTATCGTGCAAGTAGCATCGGACGTTCTGACGGTAGCGATTGAGGCCATCATCCAGGCGCTCGTGCTGATAGGGGTATTGACCGGCGCCGTGGTCTGGCAAATGAAGCGAAGCGGACGGGAGAACCCGACCGATCAACTGATTAAACAACTGAACGGGGACATTGAACACCTTACTGAAGCTGTCCAGGAACTAGGGCAGCGTGTTTCCTACCTGGAGGGCAGATCGAACGGACAAACCCCTAGACACTGAAAGAGGTCAGTGATGTCCATTTGTCCAATGTGCGAAAAAAGGTGGAGCGGCTGGAATAGCTCCGCGCTGATCGTGAGGGGCTACTTTCTAAGTCGCCAGGTCAAACTTACCAACATGGAAGCGCGTCTCCTGGCAGCCCTGATAAAGACCGACCGCACCCTGAGCCATGAATACCTATTTGACGTGCTGTGGGGCGAAGACCCGGACGGCGGACCGGATACGGCGGATAACGCACTCAAGGTCCATATCTCCAAGGCCCGAAGAAAGCTCGCGAAGTTCCCCATCGACATCGTGAACATCTTCGGCAGAGGCTACGCAGCGGTCAACGCCAAGTCCCTCGACGGCTTCCCGCCCTTGAACGTCGTAGCCTATGTCCTGTTGATTCCGCTGCTCCTGAGCTTCCCGGTACTTGCCCTGGCCCAAGCTATTTGCGTTGACAGCAACGTTCTGGGACCGGGCCTGCTCAAGCAGTACGGCGAGCATCGGGTATCCGCCGCCATGACGGCTGAGGAAAAGCTGCTGGAGCGCTACGAGAACCCCACCACCGGAACCTGGACGTTGATCGTCTATCCGAATGGCGCCAAGGCCTGCGTGGTTGCTCACGGGACGGGCTGGTATGAAAAGAAAGTGCCGGCAGACCCGGAAGCTTAAAGAAGCACCACGGCCAGCAGGAAAGCCATCGTAGCCAGCACGGCCAGGTCAGTTTTCCATGACATATTTTGGGGGGAGTTGTGGAAGGGTGCCGCAATGGCGGGCTATCAGTGGCTAGGATTTTCCAGCTTTGCTTATGGCCACTTGCTCAGCTAGACCACCGGCCCCACGCACCTCCGCTCCCAGCGGTACTCTCCATGAGCTACTGTGCGGGCACCCCATCATTGCGGCAAGCACATTCTACCCCAATCCACGCGCAAAAGAAAGCCCCAGCGGTTAGGCCGGGGCTCTCATTCTATTACATTGTGCCGCATTCTATTGCACCCTGTGAGACCTTATGATACCAATTGGGTCAGTTTGGTGGAGGCGGTCGGACTTGAACCGACGGGCGTGGAATGAGAAGCCCCTGACCCGCGACCTGCCGCCCCCATCAACCCCTCAAATATACTCCACATATTCTCAAAACACAAAACCCCCGCTATATGCGAGGGCTTTGCTGTCCAGGGTTTGAGCAGGCAAAACAAGCTACCGCTGCGGGATTGCAGCCTCAGCAGTCTACTCCAAACAGGTGATGCCGTCGATACGGAATTTCCTTCCCTTGGCCGCCAGGCGCTCGTTGAAGTTGTCCACGTAGCTCTGTGTCGTGGTGAGCGTACCGGTCTCACAGGCCGCGTCGATCTTGTCGCCAACCGCGTCGAGCGTCGAGCAGGCCCCAAGCGCAAGGCTGAGGCATGCAAGGAAGACGAATGTGTTCCAGGGTTTCATATGAAATCTCCTATGGTGGCCCCCGTCCTTCCAGCTCCCTCAGTCGTGCGTCCAACCCTTCCATGACCTTGAGATGCTTGTCGTCCAATCGTTCGGCATCGTCCTTGTCGAACCTCGGATGGTTGAGCAGGTTGTCCGTTACGATGGTCAGGCCCTTCCTGAGATCGACGAGGTTGGGAACGATGGCCTTATTCTGCACCGTCCTGACTTCCGCCACCTTGGCGACAAGACCATCGTCCGGCGCGGTGATGATGCTCGCCAGATCATCAATCATGTTACCGACGAAAGCCAGACCGGCCAAGAGAACGTAAACGGCCGCCCTTTCGGATAGCCTGAGCCACGCGTTATCGGCCAGTTTCTCGGGATTTGGCATGTATGGCATCTATCATCGGACATAGATGTTAATTAGTGGTTGAGATCACGAACCGATCTTTGCCCGAATCTCGTCTTCGATCTGCTTCGCCGTCTTTCCCACATTCTCCGCGATCACCTCGCAAAGCGCGCGGAATTCCTGCTCATTCGCCATTTTCCGCGCCAACCCGTCCTCCTTGGGAGCGGCGGCCTCCGCCGCCCAATCCGCCTCTATCGCGGCCTTTTCCTTGGCCGTAAGCTCGACCCTGACGCCGTTGACGATCTTATGTGTGGCGGTCATTTCTCCACTCCGTACAATTTGAACTCGCCCTCCGCGATGTTGCCGCTGCTCATGGTGATCTCGAAGGCGTCGGTGGCGGCGACGGTGTCGTATTTGCCCCAATTGACAATGGCGACGGAGTTGTTCGGTGAGGCGGTGAACTGGCCGTAGTGCCCGCCGATATGCGTCTTGGCCGAAGCCGCAGGCAGATAGATGTAAACCCTTCCAACCACGAAGTTGTCGGCAACATTTGAAGCGGCAAGCGACAGATCCAGCCTGTTTTGCGCGCTAAGCGGAGTACCCTCTCCACTGAAATAATCAGAGCCGCCGGATTTGTACGTCGAGCCGTTGTCGTCCGAAACGCGCATTCTCAAGAACGCTCCGTTGGTCGCCGGCCGCACGTTCAGGTAATCGATGATGTAGGTGTCGTAGGTCGTGTCGATATCGTCCTTGAACTCCACGGACGCACTGGCGCTGGCCGTCGCTCTTTGGAGAAGGACCAGCCCGCCGCCGGAGCCCACGGCGGATGCCGTATGCCATTCGGTCCCATCGCAAACGAACTTAAGCGTCCTGTACTGAAACGGAAGAGTTGCCGTCAAGGCGCCGTCTATCGTCTCGGTCGTACTGGCGTCGATGGTGACGACATTCGTCGAGCTGTCGGTCTTCTTGATCGTGATGGAGAAGCCGTTCTTGGCCGTGGCGGCGGCCGGAAGATCGATTGTCACCGCGCCGCCGGAAGCATCCACATCGATCACTCGGCCATCGTCGTCCACGAGGACCGCGTAGGGTGTGTCAGAAAAGGTCTTTGCAAGAACGCCGGGCGGCGGCTGCGCGGGCTTGGCGGCAACTACCCAGGCCGTGCCGCCGTCGCATTGCAGCCAAAGAGACCGGAGCGGGTAGAGATCGATGGAGGTAACCCCGTCTATGGTCTCCGAGGCGTTGCCGTCTATGGTGAGAACGGCCGTGCCGGAATTGCGGACCACCAGTTCGAAGCCGTTCTTGGCGTCGGCCACCGCCGGAAGCGTGAAGGTGGCCGGAGAGCTGCCGGTGAAATCGATTATCTTGCCGCGATCCGTCACCAGGATCGTGTAGGCGCCCGTCTTGGTGATGGTGTCGTTCAGCAGGCGCTTGTCCAGGGCGGCGGTGATGTTGGTCTGTGTGCTCTCGGCCAGCGTCTTGATGGGATCGGCCAGCTTGTCCTTGTGTTTGGTCCATTCCACCGTGTTGGCGGCCGTCTGCGCGCCGTCGTCCGTGGGCGGCGTGACGTTGTAGTTGACGATGGAGACTTCAGTATAGGGATTGCCTAGAGCCATGTCAGGTCCTCAAAGAGAGAAAAATTTGATCAGCACGACGGCGGAGATGCCGAGCTTGGCCATGGCGAAAGCCACAACCATGGCAAAGCACAGCCCCGCCACCATCAGGCTCGTGGCTTCGTTAAGGATTTTGTCCAGCATCTTCCTTGCTCATATCCGTTGCAATATCGGCGAGTGTCGCGGCGAACACGCGGAGCCGGTTAAAAGGCAATGCTTCCTTCCCGGTCCCTGACATGATGCGGCCGAAGGTGGGGCTGATGAGTACGCGCCCCATACCTATGTTCTCGACCAGCGTCCGAAACCCCTCGATGCCGAGCTCGCGCATGCCGGCGACGGCCGAAGCCCTTTGCAGGCTCGTGCCCGTGTCCTGACCAGTGGGAATGAACTCGACGGCCTCGGCCAATCTCTTCAAGTTGGTGACGTCGCCCGGCTCCAGAAAGGCGTCCGCGCCGCTTTCGCGCAATCTCGTAAGCTCTGTCCGCAAGGCCTTGGCATCGACCAGGAATTCATTCTCTACCTCGCGCACAGTCTTGTTCCAGACATCGTCCAGGATGCCGGAGCGAATGGAGCGCTTCAGGCCGGGACGGTCCTCGGCGGCCTCCGCCAATGCCGCAATGCGGCGCGTCTTTCCGGTCTGCACAAGCTGATCCACCACCCCGGCGCGGGTCTTCTGGGTGGCCAGGATGTTCTCGATGTCGAGCGATTTCAGCTTGTCCCAATTGGACGCCACCACCCGCATGGCCCGTTGATCGGCAGGCGTCAGCAGAAGATCCAATGTGGGCTTGTCGAATGATGTCAGCCGGGCCGAAAGATTGTCGATGTTCTGCGGCGAGATCATGTCCGTCTTGGCCGCGTCCTGAAATGTGCGGAACTGCGATTCCGGGATGGTGTTTTTCAGCGTTCTGAGGTTGTCCACCTGGAGCGGCTTGCTCAAACGATCCGCCATAATAGCCGGTGTTTCCGTGCGGCTGGCCTGTACGACAGCCAGCTTCTCCATGGTGGAAAAACGGTCGGCGGCCAGCCCGTTGGCTTTCTGCCAGGCCTCCACGAAATCGGGCGAGCCCTGTGCCTCGTTCAGCGTCTTGTTGAGCACGCCGAAGAGCTTGGACGCCTCTCTATGCTGTGCCCTCGCGATATCGCCAGGCGGCGGGCGCTTGAGATCGAAGGCCTGGGAACGGAGGCGGCGCAGTTGATCGGTGGCCGAAAACTCCACGATTTCCCCGCTCGGGAGATCGATCATCCGTGGCGGCAAGCTCGGATCAAGTTGTACTATCCGGTCGGCCAGGGCGGCTACCGAGGCTCCGTCCGGCCCCAATTCCTCCGCCAGCGCCTTCACTTCCGTTGCCACATCCTGTAGCCCGCCGGCCGAGAACGTCGGCTCGGCAACGTTGCGGGCGTTCTGATAGGACTTGTTCACCACGGCGCGGGCCAGTTGGTCGTATTCCGCGATACCTTCCTGGATCGCCGTGCCGCCTTCCGTCAGGTCCGTGCCGACAACCTTGGAAGCCGCGAGGATTTGTTCCGATGCCTCGTCGTGCAGCTTCTTGAGTTCGCCCCTTAGCAGCCGTACCAAACCAGGCTCCCGCAGGCGCATGATCGTACCGATGGCAGCCTTGTTCTGCTGACGGATATATTCGCCTATGGTCGTGACCAGGGCGGCCGATTGTCCGCCGAGCGCCCTCACGAGCGGGCTTTGCGCGATCTGCGACGGCAAGAGCCTCGGAAGCCCTAATTCCTGGGTGGCCTGCTGTGCGATCTTCGCGCCCGGCGCCACCTTCATCAATGGCGCCCCGCGAAAGGCGTTGATGGGACCGCTGACCACGGTGGACGGCACCACGGCCCCGGCCGCGATGGACGCTTCCAGCAGGCTCCGTGTCGCGACCTCGCCGAAGGTCTCCTTCTGGAAGCCCCGCAACTCCTCGACGGTTTCCTTGGCCGCTTCGCCCGTGATGTTGCCGGCGAAGATAGAAAGCGCCTGACGCGCCAATCCTCCACCGCGCGTGACCAGAAGTTCGGCCAGGGCCGAAGGAACGTCGCCGGAGATGTCGGTCACGTCGCCCATGAACTCGAAGCGTTCCAGCATGGGTGCATCGAATTCGGCGAAGTTCTCTTCCGGGCTTTTCCTGAAGAGTATCGTATTGCCGCCATTGGGATCTCGTGCCCGCACGAAATCGCCTTCCGGGAACTTGTCCATGAACTTGGCGCGCTTCTCTTCGAAGGTGGTCGAGAGTCCGATATCGGCACGAGCGCCCAGATCCTCGAAGCCTGGCCTGCCGACACGCTCACCGACTTGTGCGCCAAGGGCCTCACGTCGGCCAAGCACATCGAGTTCTTGCGGTGATGTGGTCTGCACGCCACGCTTGCGCAGCTCCCGGCGCTGCTGGATACGCTGGGAAAGCGGCACGTCGGGATCGCCGACGGTCTCGACGGCCTGTTCCTGGGAAGGCTGCCGCTGCCGGCGTCTCTGCTGGATGGCGTCCTGAAGTTCGGTCATGGGCTGATGTTCAGCCTTTCCTCAAGCTCCAGAAAGGCGTCGATGGCCCGGTCCCGCGTAAAGCCATTGGCGATCAGAACCTCCACAAAAGCCTCCTGTCCCTCCGGTGTGTTGATATCGCCCTCGAACGCTTGAAGAAATCTGACAAGCTCCCGTCCCTCCGAACGTCTCATCAAATCGATGGCCTGGTTCAGAGCGGCGGAAATTTGTTCGGATGAGGCCGTTACATCCAATGCACCAAGGACCTCTTCGGCAATCTGGCGCTCTTTATCGGTGAAACGCCCGCTTTCCTCCCCCGTGATGGTGCTCAGCATGCGTGACGCCACGGCTCTTGCATTGCCACGTACCGCCTTGACCTCGGCAGGATTCAACCCGAGACTTTCCAGCGCGCCCTCCCCACCAGGCAACTGCTGCACCAGACCGCCGGCTTTTTCGATGACAGGTCCCAGCAAGCCACCCGCTTCCGGCGTCTCTTGGAACTGCTTCAATGTCTCGGTCAACTCTTCGATCTGCGCATTTGTATCTTGGATCTTGGTCTTGAGGCTCTCCCGCTCCTTGGTGGTAACGCCCGTCAAGGCTCCCACACCCTCCAGCGTCGGCGACTGGACTGACAGGCTGATCCTGACACCACCTTGATCTATGATGCGTTTCACCGTGTCCGTATCGTTGACGTTGGCGGACTGTACGTTCCCATCCGGCATGCGGAAAGTGACGATATCGGATGCCGTGGGCTCCGGCGCCGTCGCGGGAGGCGGAACGAGCCCGGCGGCCTCGGCGGTCGCGGCCGTGGTGGTGGGCGTGCCGCTCTCCGTCAGGCCTTCCGCCGTGGCGACAGCTCCAGCCACCCCGGCCCGTGCCCCTATCCTGGCCGCCTCTTCGGCGGTCGGTTGCTGCGCCGCCGCTTCCAATGCCGCCTCGAACTGCGCCATCTTGTTGTTGACGAACTGCGCGTTGACGGCGTCGTCGGTCCCGAACTGCTTCTTGCGCACCCCGAAGGCGGACTCCATGAGACCGAACAGGCGCTCCCTGAAGGGGCTTACGTCCACGCTTTTGCCCTGTTCCAAAGCGGCGGCCTGTACGTCGGCCGCAGATTTGATCAGGGCGTCGGCAATGTCGCTATTCTGCTGGACGAACTCCTGCTCTATTTCGACGCGCTGCTGCGTGCGCGCCAGGCGGGCGGCGGCGCCCGCCCGGAAGCCTTCCGCAAATGGCATCAGGTCCCTCCGGCAATTATTCTATTCATGAAGTAGCGTACGATTCGCTTGACCGGCGGCTTGCCCCGCAACCACTCAGCCACGCGGTACTGGTTGCCCAGATACCACCTGAAGAACCAGGCCGGCGCCTCGTGGAACAGCCAATGCCTGAAGGCCATCCAGCGCGGATCGTGTGTGCCGTAGACTTCCCTGGCAATCGCGCAAGCAAAGCCTCCGGCGGCGGCGATCCCGGCAATATCGAAAAGCTCCCCAACGGTAGCAGCCGCATTCTTCTGCTGCTGGATGGAGGCGGCGGTCAGGGATTGAGTGGCGGCGCCGGCCAGTTGCAGGCCCACGTCGAGTTGCAGGTTCAATTCCTGGACCTGTCTTTCCACGGCAGCCACCTGTTGCTGGGTGATCTGTTGTGTCAATTGCGTGAAAACGTCGATCTCCTGGAGCGTGGTGGCGGCGGCGAACTGGCTTTCTTCCTGCGCGAACTCGCGCTCGGCCCGCGTCACGGCATCCTCCGCGAAGGAGGAGCCCTGTACGCGCCGTCTGGCCAAGTTCTCCCGCAGGTTCCCGATGGACCGCCTGGCGCGCGTGCCTATGGACTCCAGACCGGCCCGCCGGAAAGCACTGAAGCCGGGCCGCACCAAATCGCGGATGCCGGAAAGCTCCTCGGCCCCGCCCGAAAGGAGGCTGCTGACCTCTCCGACAAGCCCCCGGCGTTCGGCGGATGACTTGACCCTGACCTTTCCTTTTTTGCTGACGTTCGTGGTAAGGCCGCCGACGTTTCTCAGGCGGAACGCACCCAAATCGTTGACGCCGGGCCGCGTGGCGCCCGTGCCGTGGCCAAAAATGCCGGTGAGACCGCCGCCAAGAGCCTCACCCATCGCGCGTCTCGTAGAGTGCCATGACTCTGTCCACTTCCCAATTGTGTGACGTGCCGATACGTCGCATGATGCCGGCGCTCTTCAGATGCTCGGCAAGCCGAAAGGCCCCGCCGCCAAGTTCCACTGCAATCACGAAGGGCGCATCCTCTCGAAGCTTGTCGAAAAACTTGAAGGTCGCCTCGTAGATGTTCCTTTGCGTAGCCCACCAGAACCAGTAAAGGTGCGGCTCCACGTGGAAGCGAACGATATTGACCTTGGCGAAGCCCACGGGGATAACACCCTTGCCCTCTACATGACCTTTCAGCAGATAGGAAAAGTCCATGCTTTCGACGACAGGCTTGGCAATCGCATCGAAATCCTCCTGCGACAGGTCCTCGGAAAAGATATCGGATGCGAAGCCGGCCCTGCCGTGCCGATAGGCGGCCCACAGCCATTGCTTGTCGGCGCTCCAATCGAATTGCACGGCCTTGGGTTTGCGCTTGAGGATCTGGAAGCGTTTCGGTCTTGCCAGAGATCGTGGTTTTGAACGAGCGCGCGCTCCAGGCGGCAAATCATGAGGCGGCTTGGAATCTGAGGCCAACCTCTTGAATTTCAAAGGTTTCCGAGCTTTCGACCCGGAGTCTGACTTGCCAGGCGTCCATTCGGCCTGGCGGCGCAAATTGCTGGCGAGTAAGTCGTCCGGCAAAGGGGACGCCATAGTAGTCGCTTCCGCCATAATAGGTCGTGCCTCCATAGGTCGGGCGGTTGGTAACGGCCGGGATCGTGATCATGACCGTCTCGTTGAAGACGCTCCGGCCGGCGGCTTCGAAGGTCATGCTCACCGTTGCGGCGCGGTCCTTGCGATAGGCTATCCAGCCCTCGATGTTATAGGCCGTGGAATCGGCCGGCGCCGGGAAGAGCACCGAGAGCCTTTCCGAGATTATCGCCGCGCTGTTCGCATCGCCCTGGTTGGCCGTGCCCTCCATCTTGTAGAAGTTGCCGCTCGAATCTCCGAAGTAGACATATTCCAGCCCGTCGTTCGGATCGAACATATTCATCACGGCGGTCGGAGTGAAGTTGCTTTGATGCTGCGTGACCCATTTCGACCAGGGCGACAGGTTCCTGGGTGAATCGCTCAAGCGCAACGTGCCGGGACGTTCGTTGGCGACATCCTTGTGATAGACCCAGACCTCGTTTTCCGAGTCGGGAAAGAGATAGACCCTCTGAACCCGGCTGTTGTAGATGGTTCGCCAGGTCTTGAAGCTGCTCACCTTGTCCTTGATCGGGATCGTAATGTCATCACTTTGGACATCGGCGAATTTGTCTGTCGCCAGCACGCTCTCGATACGGCCCTGCCTGCCATAGATAACATCGTTGCCGATGTAGGCCATGGACTCGTCCGCGACGGCGCCGGAGCGGGGATAGAGTTCGTCGATATCGAAATCCTTGGCCGAACCGCCGCTCAACAGCCAGATACTCCCCCTGAGTGACGACATGACGATAGTTTTGAAGGCTTCCACCAAGCCATTGATCGGCCTGAGATCGGGCGTCAGCAAAAAGAAAGCATCTTGCTCATTGAGTGCCGATGAGGGCCTGTCGGACACACTGAGCGTCAGATAATCGCCCCGTTCGGAGCCTACCAGCATATGCGGCGTGGCTGTCGGCGTGCTGCCGGAGATCACGTTGCCGAAAAAGGCCCTTTCGTTCGACACGAAGCCGTATTTGGCGATGAAGTCGCCGGAGAGGTTGTGCGCGATATTCTGGAATGTCGTCCCGTCCCACTCCTTGACCGGCTCTATGAGGTTCATATCCGTCAGCAGGAGCTTGTCGTCGAGTTGCCAGTTCTGTTCCAGACGGCCCCTCAATTTGGCGGTGGGAGAGACGGTGGCAACCGTCGAAAAACTGCTGCCGTCCCATTCGTAGACCGTGTCGCCGGCTTGAACCAGGGTGGAGATCGTGCCATCCGCCTTCTGGAGCTGTCCCATGCCCCTGATCTCGGCGGCGTTCGGTGTCGTTCCCTCCAGATCGAAGGGGTTGCGCGGGATGAACTGGCTGTTCTCCAGGTCGAGTTGGAAGTTCTGGCCGTCCGCGCACTCCAGCGGATTGATCTCGTCCTCCGAGGCCTGCGAATGAACGCCGCCGCCGAAGCGAAGGATGATGGGCTCCGGCTCGCCCTTTAGAGCGGAGACCAACTGCTTCTCATGGGTTGCTTGGTGAGCATCCGGGACGCCCTACCGAAGTTGGCCGCCGCGATGGCGCTTTGGATCTCCCTGTCCAGGCCGATCTCGACGATTTCCGCCACGGTCGGCACCATGGCGCGGAATACGTCGTCATCGAAGGGGAAGGTATCCGCCGCCTCTGAAACCGATACATCCTTATCGTAGTTGTAGAAGAAGACCTTCCCGTTCTCCTTGGCCTGCGGGATGCGCTCCAGGTAGAGTTCTCCATCAATCGGGCGGATTGCGGCAAATGTGGCAAGTCCGGTGTACTCGTCCGGCTGAGGCTGGGACGAGATCAGATTGTGATAGCCTCGCTTCCACTCATAAATGTATTCGCCGTCCACACGGTTGTGCAGCGGCCAGCGCAGATCGATCAAGTTCGTTTGCAGGGCATAGTCGCGGTCATCGGTCACAAGAGTGATGGAGTTTTCCGCCATCTCCCTGGGCAGGGACACATGGGAGCGCGTGTAAAGCTCCTCCATGGCCTCGTTCCAGACCTGCACCGCCAGATCGACATAGATCTGCCGGGGGCTGTCGCTGAGCGTGGTGAGAAGGCCGCTGTCGCCCTGAATGACCTTGATACGTTTCAGGACTTCGTTGACCCCATTGAGCAGGGTCTTAGCCACAAAGGGCCTCCTCGATGGCGGCGCGGTTCATCTTCCAGGTGTTGATGCCTTGGCCCTTGGCCTCCTTCTTCAACTCACCCCAACTGAGCGTCTTGAGCAGGGAGGCATATTCACTCTCCGGCCCTGCCTCGTATTGCTTGATTTCGACGTGCTCCGTGGAAACCGTCTCGAACTCCGAGGGCTGCTCGCGCGGCTCCACCATCTCGAAGTAGGACTTGCCCTCCAGGGCATCCCTCAGAAGATCCACGTTGGTCTGGTTCTCGACCATCTGGCCGCCCAATTCGTTGATCTGCCGCCTCGGGCCGTTGATCAGCTTCCAGAAATGCTCCTCCGTCATACCGGCGGGCGGTTGCAGGAGGTTTCGTCCCCGGACTTCTTCGTGATCCAGGAGCCTCAAAAGGCCTTCCTTGGAGCAGCCGGCCGGGTAGGGAATCTTGTGAAGGTCGGCCAGGCGCCAGAGCTGGGTGCGGCGCATGGCCTTGATCTGCGTGCCGTAATACTCCCAGACGACTTCCTCGGCGGGGCGTAGGTCCTGGACGATCTCGGGCATGGTAGTTCTCCTGAAAATGAACAAAGGGGGGAGGGCCGAAGCCCTCCCCTAATATCAAAGCGCCGTGGCTCCCGAACGAATTCCCCTGATCCAGGTGCCGTTGAGGATCTTGGGACCGCTCCAGAGCTTCCAGCCCATGGTGGAAAGCTCCCTGAGCGGGTCCGCCGCGCCGGCACTGCCGAAGCCCATGTTGATGACCTCGATAGCCCTCATGGAGCGATTGGCCCGCCCGATCTCGGTCGGGAACTCCGTCCCGAAGCCCACCGACCCGACCGCCGCGCGGCCGTAGATGACCGTGGTGTAGAGATCGGCCGCCGATGAAGTCTCCCGCAGGGTGCCGGACGAGTTGCCGCCGGAGCCCGCGTCGATGGAGGCATCGGGACTGGACATGAACCTCACGCCCAGGCCGGCCCTGCCGTAATGGCCGAACTCGTTCGGCAAGACCTGCACCTGTCCGGCATAGGTCTCCACCGAGCGGAACCCGGTCAGCCCCGCGATATCGTAGGCCACGTCGGGGTGGCAGATCCCGATGAAGGACCGCAGGATCGGCACGGTGCCGATGGAAGTGGACCCCGTGGTCAGCGGCATGAACGTCATGGAGACGTTTCTGTCCAGCGTGTTGATCACGCTGTTGAGGGTCGCCGCCGTGATTGCCGAGGTGATCACGCCGTCAGATGCCGCGCCGGCCGCGAGAACCAGCGTCGGATTGTCCTCCATCTCGTTGCGCTGGATCATGTTGGCGGAACGCCCGGCCTGCTCGGCAAGGCGGTCCATCAACTCGGCGGTCTGACCGTTGAAGTTGACCACGTCGGCCTCTTCGTTGAGGACGATATGGTCGCCGTACTTGGCCACGGCCTTGGTGACGTCGGTAATGGTCGGCGTGGTTGCGGTGCGCGTCGGGAAGCTGACCGTCGTGTTCAGCTCCGTCAGCGCGGTGGTGGTCGGCGTCAGGTGCTCGTGTCGCCGCCAGAACGCCGTGAAGGTGCCGCCATGCCTGGCCAGATTGGCCGCCGCGTTGCCCGTGAAGTAGTGGGTCTGGTACTCCGCGACTTCCAGAAACCGACCCATGAACATGACATTGATCGGTTTTGTCAGGATGGCAGTATCGGTGATAGTAGACATCTTTTTCTCCTACTGGTTTTTTTCCTACTGGCCGTAGGGCGCGACTCCGTGCTTCATTTGCAATTCCTGCCATTTGACCGGATTGGTCCTGCGCAGTTCATCGACCTGTTCCAGGGATAGCTCTTCCTCACCCCCGGACTTGCCCGCCGGCTTCGCGGCAGCCATGATCGCTTCCCGGTCCTCGTTGATCTGTGGATCGGGAATATCCTTGAAGCGTTCCTTGAACTCCTTGACGATCCCGTCCTTTGCCTTGCTCCAGGCCTCCGGGTTGCCGTGCCGGTCGAGAAACGCCTTCCTGATCGCCTCGTCATCCTCGGCCCGCTTGTAGAGCTGGCCTTCGATCATGTCGGCGGTCAGGAATTTCCGCGCCTCTTCCGGCAAAACCTCCTCGACGGCCTTGACCGTGGCGTCCATGTCGGTTCGGAATCGCTGGTTGAACTTCTCGGCCTGATCCGCCTCCACGTAGGAGACGACCCTGTCGATCTTCTTGGTCAGGTCAGGCTGCTGCTGCTGTGTCTTGCCCTCGTTGATGAGAGCATCCAATTCACCCTGCACACTCTGGCCCTGCGCATCAGTCGCGGACTGACCGGGGGTGCCATCCGTCGCGGTATCACTCATCTGTCGTTTCCTCTAATCCCATGAATTGAAGGGCCATGACGAAGCCCTGCCTTACGCCTGTATCCTTCGCCCAATCGGCCTCGGTCTTGCCGACCTTCCAGCTATGCAGCGAAGGTATCGGAGCTGCTCGTAAGAGCCGGTTGTATAATTCCTGCTGCTTCAGGGTTTGCCTGTAGGCCTTCAGGTCCGGCGGTAAAGAAACCATCGACATCCTTGAATCCCTTTCTCAAGGCTTCCTTCTGGATCGCGGTGAGATCCAGTTTCTCGCCCTGCGGCCGGCCCTGCTGTTCGAGTTGGATCTTCAGAAGCTCGATCTGCGTGGCGATCTGCACCGCATTGGCCTGAACCTGCTCTTCCCGCTGCTCCTCGGCCGGCCCCGCCGCGCCGAAGACCTCGTATGAGACGAGATCAGGCAGGTGCTTGGATTCGATCTCCACGAAACCGCCGTATTCCTCGATGAATATGGTCTGCTTACCTTCGAACTTCTTGCCCAGCCGGTATTCCATATCCAGCCAGCGCGCCAGGGGGCTGTTGAGCACGGAGCTAACGTAGTCCACGGTCCTGGCCGTGCCGCGCTGGTTTTCCACGTCCTTGGCAAAAGCCGTCGTGTGGCTGACGGTCTGCTGTCCGAGCCGGGGGGCGTTGACGCCCGTGAGATCGGCGTACTGCTGGAGGAAACCCACGTAGAGCTGGAACAATGCCGCGCCGTCGCCGATCTCGACGGGCTCCGTGGTGCCGGTCGTCGGCCAGAGCTTATAGGGTTCGATCTCAGGGCCGCCGGTCTGCGCGAAAAGCGGGTCGTCCACGTCGTACTTGACGGGCGGACCCGTATTGAGCGCGGCCCAGATCAAAAGACGCGTCAGCGCCTCCACGGCCGCCTTCTGGATCGGCATGCCCTTCATGAGCGGGCCGACACCGTAGGGACTGCCCATATCCTGGATCATGTAGGGATGGCTGAAGTAGCTGTTCTCATCCATCTCGGAGAACTGGAGCCGGATCAAGGCCCCTTGGCCGCTTTCCGTGGCGATGTGGGCGATGGTGTTGGGCTGGAAAAGGGCGGGACCCGTGCTGCGGGGCACCAGGATATCGCCCTCGACGCGGATGACCCTGACGTTGTCGGTGGCCTTCATGTTCTCCAGCTTCTTGAGGCCGTCCCGTCTCCAGCCGTCCTTGTTGGGATCGCTGCTGCCCTTCTTCGCCGCCATCTCCAGGTCGCCGAATTTGCGCCAGTAGATCTCATGCACGGTGGGGCCGACGAACTGCCCCTCCATCATGACGTTGTGCTTGCTGTCGTCCAGGTAGACGTTCTTGATCGAACGCGGGATCATGACCGGGAACTTGACCGTTTCCTTGACCACGCCCTTGGCGGTGGTCGGGAACATCTGCTTGGTGATGGTCCGGGCCTTGCCGACGAAGGTGCCGTAGTTGAAGGCCTCCATGTCCAGCAGCTCCCATTGATCACGGAACCCATACTGCCGCTGGATATGGCGGTGGAAACCGCTGACAAGCTTGTTGGCGTTGTCCTGATCGATGACGCTGGGCACGTCGTTGGCCCCGGCAATGAGGGCCTTGAAGTCCACCCGTTCCAGATAGTCGTCCGTCAAGGCCGCATTGGCCTGAAAGTAGGGGCCGGACTGCGGGAACGTCATGCGCCTGCTGTCCGCCTTGAGGACTTCGAGCGTCTGGCTTTGCAGAGGCAGCTCGACCTCGGGCATCCATGCCCTCTTGGGGTTGATATTGCCGTCCGCGAAACTCTTGTGAGCAAGATCGGGTATCTGGGCAAGCTGGCGGTCAACCTCTTTCCAGACCTTCTCCAGGTCTCTCCGGTCCTTCTCCCGGCGGCCCTGCTCCTCCATCGTACTGTCAACGATGTGCTTCACGTCATCCTGTGTAAAGCGCCGCTTAGGCATTCAGGAATTCCTCCGCGTGCTTGAAGGCCTCCGCCAGCCGCTCGGGACGGGAGGGGATCGCGCCATCCTTCGGGCTGTAGGTGCAGGGCGTGCCGTGCGTCGGCTGCTTCGAGACGATGAAATAGACAACCTCCAGGCCCTTGACCGTCAGTTCGCCGCCGATCCAGGCCTCACGCTCGCCCACGTAGATGTCGCCCCTCTCGGTGAACTTGCTGCCGATGGGATTGAACCCCATGGTTTGCATGATACCCTTCATCTTCTCGCCGCCTGCGAACATATCAGGCTCCCATGCCGATGCGGAGAGGTTGCGAACTCGCCTGCCTCATGACGATCCTGGGCCGAATCTTGGCAAAACGGCGCATCATTACACCGTAGAAGACTGCCTTCATGATGTCGTCCCGGATCGGCACTATGACGCCCTGCTTCCTATGCAAGAGACGATATTCCTCGAAAAACTTGTGGAGATGCATGAAGACCTTGAAGCGTCCGGTTTCCATGCGGTTCATGACTTCGATCACAATGGGCTCGACTGCCTGAGATCCGCCGATGTCGTTTTCGTAGCGCGCGGACCTATGTAGCATCTGCACTCCATGCTGGCGATAGTCCTTGTAGAGCGGCTGGCCGGATTTCTTGTCCTTCTCCATGCCGTCGTGCGGCCAGGCGACGGGTATCCAATCGCCCCGGCTCTTGATTTCATCCGCGTGCGCACTCGTGAGCCAGCCGCGTTCCTTATAGCAGTCGTAGAGATAGATGATGTCCTTGTCGCGGTCATGAGCGAGCCAAGCGCCCGCGCCGGGGTGATCCATGCCGAAGTCGATGCCGCAGATCCTGGAGAAATGGCCGGGGATCTCGAAGGGATCGCACTTGATCGATTCCTCGGGAATCCTGAAGACCCGGCCCTCGCCGATCATCGGAATGCCCCTGGTCCTGGCGTCCAGCTCGTAGTCCGGGTAGGACCCCCTGAGTTCGGTCTTCTTCGCCTCGGTCAGGTGCGGCGCATCGTCCCAAGTGGCGTTCACCAGGAAGGTGGACTTGATGATTTTGTCCTGAAAATGCTCGACGATGGCCGTGATGCCGTTGAGCGGCGTGAAAGTCACGAAAAGAATTCCGTCGTTGACCGCGATGCGGGTCTGGCATTCCGTGTAGATCCGATAATCCTCGGCCGTGGGCTGCTCGCCCTTGCAGGGCTCTTCGTCCAGCCAGGCGCCGTGGACTTTCTTGCCCTGCCACTTTTTCCAGCCCTGATCGTAGGACTTGAAGATGCAGGTCGATAGGCCACCCGACTTGTGCTTGACCTTCTGGTAGTCCACAACGTCGCTGACGCCGGTCTGGCGCATCTTGGGACGGCCGTGCAGGCAGCGCTTGGGGATCGTGCCGGTGCCGTATTCTTCCTTGGTGACGCCGCCCAGAAGCTCGGCCTGTGTGATCTCGCGGCTCTGCTCGGCCGTTACGCTGCCTACCCACCAGATGACCGGGCCGTCGAACCGCTTCCCATCCCACCAATCCGGGTATTCGCCGGTCAGGTGGTAGGTCGTTTCGCAGGCGGCGGAGTAGGTCTTGCCGGTCTGGTTGCCGGCCATCTCCATACGCTCGCTGAACTCCGCGCCTGCGTCATGGAACTGCTTTTGCCACGGGTAGGGCTTATAGCTCGCGATCTTGTTGAACTTGAACTGCTCACCAACGATGGCTAGCGCTTCAGCGAGTTCCACGGCACCTCGCGATCACCCCGGTCCCCTTCTTGGCCATGGCGGTATCCCAGAAACGGCTTAACCTGTCGTACCACCAATCCATGGCTTTCACCGTCAGGTGCAGGGGCTCGCCGATGATCAGCGGACCGCTGGCGTCCTTGGTGGTGGCGATCTGGAAATAGGCCGCCTGGGAACGCTCGGCAATGCCGCTCAGCACATCGTCTATCCTTTCCTCCGGGATGTGCTCCATGACATCGGTGCAATAGGCCCATTTGGAGGAAAGCTCCGGCAAGTCCCAGAGACACGCGCGCACGAAGGCCACGTTCTCCTCCAGGCAGTTCTCCGCGATATCGACGCCCGTGACGCTCAAGCCCCAGCCGGAGAAATGGCGCAGCGCCCTGCCGGTCCCACAGCCGTAGTCCACCAGGCTGTCGCCGGGCTTCATGCTCATGGACGTATAGGCGTCCTGTACCAGCCCTTCTCCGGGCGAGTAGCGGCGGTAGCGCGGATCATTCCAGACCTTTTCGTACTTGGCGCGCTCTAGCTTTGCGACAGGATCTCTCTCGAACGGCCCGATTGGCTCGTCACGCGGCCCTTGAAGTATTCCAGGTGTGCTTTCGTCCATATGTCGGTCGGCGCCTCGTTCATGAAGTTGCTCTTGACCTGCGGCGGGTCGTAGAAGTGCCCGGTGTCGTCCAGCGGGCAGCCGATCAGCAGGACCTCGTCGAAACCCATGGAAAGGGCCACATGGCAGGCCGCCAGGGAAGACGAGCCCATGGTCGGATAGGGCCAGCTATGGACGCCCGAAACCCGGCAGGGCTCGATGGTGTGCAGGCTGCCGACAGATCCGAAAGCGTTGGTGTGGCAGCGCCGCCGGCCTTCTTTCCAATGAACCAGTTGCCGCTCATCGTGAGAATAGGCAAATTTTATCCTTCCGGGCCAATACATTAGCATGTCGTTGATGGCCATGACGCTCTCGGGCTCGGGAAGACCCCGCATGTCATCCCATACGCATCTGCCCGTTCCCGCTATGATCACCTTTCCGCTCTGGCTTGCCGCGAACTTGCTTTCTATCGGCCGCCCGCCCGACAGGCTCGTCATTTCCGTAGCCGTATACCCCATGGTGGGTCAGCCTCACTTGAGGGTGCATCCAAACTTCATGGCCCAACTCCCTCCAGGTATGGCAGAAAAAGTAATCCTCGCTCATGTGGAAGCCGTCCATGATCGGGTCCTGGAAATAGCCGAAACAATCGCCTACCTGGCCTTCTTCGTATTTCCACTCAGGAAAGGCCTCGTAAATCTCTGTAAAGACTTCCCTTTTGATCATCATGAAGCCGGTCCCGGCGTAATCCACCGTGATCGGGCGCTTGAATTGATCCAGATCATCGACAAGCTCGCCGTCGCGCCAAGCCGCGTAGCGAGAACCGGGCTTCTTCATGCGGTAGACGCCCACTGAGATCGGCTGGTCCATCTCCAGCAGCATGCCCACGTCGTCCGGCGTGAACTCGATATCGGCGTCTATGAACATCAGGCGCTCGAAGTCGGTCTTCAGGTAGTTCGCGACGCAGACGTCCCGGGCTCTCGTGACCAAGCTGTCGTTGGAGAGCGTGAAGAAATTGTGCGGAAAGCCGCCGCTCACCATGGCATGCTGAAGCTGGAGGCAGGAGCGGAAGTAGGGTTCGGTGACTTGTGACCCATAGCAGGGTGTGCAGAACAGGATGCTCATGCGATTAGGCGTCCGTTGAAATAAGTCACGAGCGTGGTCCCGCCGGTTACACCGACCGTCAGGGTGCTTCCCGAAACCACGATCTCTATGCTTGCCGTATCGCTCGCATCCATATCCACGTCGGCGGAGATTTGCAGCGTTGCCGTGTTGCCGGCATCGCGGATAGCGCCGATGTTCACCGTTCTCTCGAAGGTTCGGTTCGAGGCAACGATCCTGATGACGCCCGTGGTATGGCCGGCAAGCAGATTCTGGCATTTGACGGCCGCGTCGAGATGATAGGTGCCCGTTACCGGAGCCGTAAAAATGCCTGTGGTGGTGTTGTGGTCGCCTTGCCAGTCGTAGACTTCCGTGTTCGGTATGACCGTGTAGGCTGTCCCATCGCCCGTTTTGTCGTTGCTCGTTGATGCAGATAGCCTAGCCAGGAAATGCGGCTGATCCGGCTGAGGATCGTCCAGCGATCCAACGATGCTGCTGTTGTAGAAGTGGTGTAGCAAACGGCCTCGGTGGGCGCCGTGAAGCTTGACGACACGGTTGGCATTCGTGGCGCTGCTGGCGCCGGCCTTGACCATGTTGGCAAAACCGAACTCATCGCATCCGTTGACCGTCAGATAGGCTGGGCCGATTACACCGCTGCCGGGATTGAAGATACTGAACAGTGTATCCCACGCATCGTTCGTGGAAACCTTTCTGGCCACACCATTAACCGAGATCCTGAACCTTTCGGTTGCCGTGGCGGGCACGGTAAGGCGGACGATTGCTTGATCGGCGGAAGCGCCTGTGTAGTTCACGTTCAGCCGGAGATCCTTGACCTTGAGGTTTGCAAAACTTGAGCCGCAAATGAATAGACGGGCGGCGTCCGTCGTGCCCTCGACGAAAATATGATCGAACTCGACATCGGCATTCGAAGCATCGATAATCGTATTGAGGCTGCCGGCATCCGTGAGCGGCTGGACGAGAATGAACGTATTGATGAATTTGATTAGGCCCCCTTCTGTCCTGATTACCCGGTCGGTCTGAGCGGTGGCATTCATGTGAATGCGCGTGCCGATGAACGTCACCTCATCCGCGAGATTTCCCGCATAGATGGCTTGGGAAACATTGATGAAACGGCAATTGACCCAAACCGAACCAACCAACATCCCACTTTCGCTGATGCTCGAATCGGCCTCGACGCAATAGGTATCTACATCTGTGCCGCTAAAGAAAAGATTTTCAAAATAACCATTCGATGATCCACCGCCGCCGCCTGTGCTGGTTGAACTGAAACATCGCACACCAGCTTGCGCATTGGCATTGAAATACAAATTGCTCATCGAGCGACCTTCGCCGGCATGATTGAAGTCCACCATCATAGTGCCGGTGAAACCAGCTAAGGCCCTAATCTCCGTTGGAACCTGCGATTGATCGCCACTTTGACCCCATATCGGAGCCTTGAATACAAGCGGCGAGCCGATGCCGTAAAAAGTCTGGGGCGGAGGAAGAACAACCCCCTTCCCATCTGCCGCCGCCTCATCGATAGCAGCATTTATTTTTGAGGCTTCGTCAGTTCCGTCTCCTGCAACATCATGATCCCGCTTTGCATCCACAAAACCTGTCATCTCCTGCCCGAGCACCTTGGTCGTCAGCGAGCGCGACAGACCCCCGACCGTGGCATAGTGCAAATCCGTACTGGCCAGCGACGTGGCGGCGGTGAGTTGGGAGAGCTTCTGATCGGTCACTTTTCGTCAGGCCTCTTGAAATCGATGGGCTTGGTCAGACTGTTCGTGTCGGTCAGATCGGCAAGCACAGAGGATTCGAGCATCAAATGGCCGACCTGTGTAGCTACCTCCAGCAGCAGCTTGCCGCCGTCCTCCAACAACAGGAAATCCCGTACCGTGGGTTCGCCGCTCAATGCCAGAACTCCGGGTTGATCGATTGGTAGGAAAATTCCAGGTTCAGCAGGCCGGCCAGTTCGTCCATCTGCGTTCTGTCTCCCTCTACCAGCCTGTCCGCGTCGATCCTGAAACCGTCTATGCCGTCCATGATCTTCATGTGCTTGGCTATCAGGGAGGGCGCGTTATAGGGCTTCAGCCAGCCGCAGCGCGCGTAGCTCGCCAGGATTTTCTCCACGGGCCGGTAGACGCGGACATAGAAGGGATCTTCCCAGATCCGGGCGTAGAAGGCGCCATATTTGACGGCCCACGGGCCTCCCTCGTAACCCTCTGCTTCCAGGATGTCGTCCACATTCAGCTTTTTCGTCGGCGAGCCGCCGAGCCAATCCCTGCCGTAGACCTGGTAGATCCTCTGCTTGATCGCGTTGTTCTCGAAATAGCCGCGCAGATTGCAGTGGTCGCCCCTGCGGCATTTGCCGAACCAGACGCCCGCGTCGTGCAGGATATTCGCGACCATGGAGGAGCCGGAACGGCCCATGGACAGGATGCAGATCAACCTTTATCCACCAACTTTGGTTTGGCTGGCTCGGCCGATTCGAGTTTCTGTAGCCGCTCCAGCACGATTTGCAACTCGGCCCACGACATGCCCTTGGAGATCGAGCCCATGGCGATGTAGTTGACGACGGTTTGCAACAGGTCGGCATCGATAATGAACTTGTCGCTCATGCTTTCCTCGGTGTGCAGAAAACCTCGAACTCGCGGATCTGGCCAGTGTTGACAGCGGACGCGGTGTCGAACACTAGCTTGATATAAACCGCGCTGGCCTTCGGGGTGGCCAGGGTGTGATCGACGAAGACGCCACCCGTACCGGGCCAGGTGAGGTTCAGGCCGCTCTCAAGGATGTTGCCCGCGTCGTCGATGTTGACCAGCGCCTTGGCCATGTGAACGTCCAGGTTCGTAAGCTGCTCGTTGACCGGCAGACTCGCGTTGTAGAAGAACCTGATCTTCTCGACGCGCAACGGAAAATCGCGCAGCTTGTAGACGATGCTGTGGCGCTCGTTGGCGACGTGCCGCCAGTGCGTCCCGGTATCGCCATCGATTGAATTGGTCGCGACGTTGGTGGATGTCTCGCCGCAAAAGCTTTGCACGCTCCCGGGTGAGAGCCAATCGCCCTCGACTACGTTCAGCGTGACGTTGTGGCGCGGCCAGCCGTAGGCGAGGATGCGGGCGTTGAGGGTGTCGTTTCGATCTACCAGAACCTCGCGTGTCAGTCCGATCTTCGCGAGGTCCGCGTCAGTCAGGAGAAGAAACCTGTTGTTCTGCGCAAGCTCCGCTTCATCGTCCGCCTTGGTAGTGCGCTCCTGATCCAGGATCAGGTCAAGCTCGTTAGGCTTTGTCGGCACGTCCAGTTGAAGCCGTAGTATCCCGCCTGCCATCAGGCCAGCACTCCGATGTTCTGCAAGTCCGCGATCAGCGCGGCCAGGACGTTGTTGTTATTTAGCGTAGTAGCTGAAGCCGATGCGAGCAGCGTCCGGTCTTCAACGATTGTCGCGTTGCGAGTATAGGCCGCCGACTGTGCTGCTGGCGCGGTGCCGTAGAAGCCCACGGTCGCGCCGTCATGGTTCAACGCGCCATCAATCTCTATGTCGTTCAAGAGCATGTCGTCGTCGCCGGTAGCGCCGATCAGCACGCGTCCCGTGCCCGCCACATCGGGATCGATGATAAGGTTGGTGGCGTCGTAGTAGATGTCCGCGTCCTGGCCCGCGCCGAAGACAGCGCTCACGTTGTCGCCCAACAGCCGTAACTCACCGGCCAACTCGGATACCGCTACGCCTGTGTGGCTCAGGAACTTGCCGACCGCCATGGCCGAGCGGATGCCGAACCTGTTGGTGCCGTAGTTGAGGTTGGCGATGTCCACCGCTACGTTGTCAGTGAGCGTGCCGAAGCCCAGGTTTGAATTATCGAAGTCCAGACCCACACGACGATCAACGGTGGCGAATAGGTGGTTATCGTTCTTCATTCTCACGCCGGCGTACTCGGTTACAGTGAGCGCGCCGCCGTTGACGTTGCCGAAGAGCGTGTTGGACATATCGATACCGCCGACGAATGCTGCCGTGATCGTCTCGGTATCGCTATTCACAGTGACTTGACTGCGTGCAATGACAATGGGTCCGAAGGGTTGCGAAGAGCCTACCGCGTTCTTGTAAGTCGCTGCTTGGCTCATCAGCACCGCATAGGCGCTCGCACTGGTAGACGACATATGAACATAGGTGCCGCGCTGGTTTATCCCCCCGAACGTGCCGCTGTTTATGTTCAGCGTGTAAGTCTTGGCGCTGTCACCGAAGTTGATGCCGGAGCCGAAGGCTTGCGAGAACGTCATGCTCTC